CCCAAAAACTATATATTTTCGATTTAAATCATCTGGATTCCACGACAGGTAATCGCGTTTTATAACACCAGGGTATCTAGGTTCTATATCTATACCAATAGTACTCTTTGGTAAAACTTTCATGAAACTCCCGTCACCTGCAGATGGTTCTATAAACGTATATTCATTTATATTAATTTTAACTATTTCGTTAAACTTTTTCCAACACTTTTCTGCCATATCATTCGGAGTAAAAAACTGATCCTTTTGTTTATAAGTAAAATGAGTATAATCTATATCCCTACCTAATACCTTATGTAAATCAAACGTATAATTAGAGGGAACGGAGCATAATGAAATCCATCTATTTATAGTACCATTAACTATATTTAGTTTTTTGGCTATATATGAAACAGAATGTTCTTTGAGACATTCTTGAAGTAATTCATATGTCATGTGTTATAATCTGGTTGTATCTTTAATTATAATTTTTATGTATAGTTATGATAAGATGATACTCGCATTACTTCTCATTATCATAAACATTGTCATATTCATCAATGTGAAAGAACCAGAAAAATTAACAGAGGTTCGTAAAAAATACAGGACACTCAGAGAACACTTGAAAGATACTAATAATGAGGAATTCAAGATGTTATACAAGGAAATTCCAATTACCGCGTATCAACGAATGAATGGGGCTATAGGATATAACGTAAACAAAGGAGGTAGTATTGGATTATGTATAGATGGGGAACCCAATGAGATATTTCATGTATTATTACACGAACTTGCACATTGTACTGTCAATGAATATTCTCATAGTAAAGAATTTTGGGATAAATTTGATAAACTTAGAACAATGTGCGTTTCAATTGGGGTATACCAGGAAATACCACAGAGAACTGAATTTTGTGGTAAGCATATTCAGGATAAATAATCTATGTTATTAATAAATGCAATCCTTAGGTGATTTGTTAAAAGCATACATTTTGTTAAATACTTTACTTGCAACTTCGAGTGCACCCCTACTTATGAACGATAAATGGATAAATATGGTCCTTATAATGGTTATTATACCAGTAATGATGAGTATGTTACCACGCGGTGGTAACTTATTTGGTCGTTTAGCGATAGATGCTCCATTTTTAATGATGGCATCTTTAATCGGTTTGGGTAGCGTCGCGGGTTTGGCGAAAATAAATAGACGTGTTGAAACAGATTTTAAAAATTATGGTAAAACCACGAAAAGTACAGGAACTGTCGTAGGACTTCGCGCAGTAGGATTACTGTTAGGTTTTCTTATTTCTTATTTCTTATTTGGTAAAAAAATGTATAAACATTACAATACCATTTAAGCATATCGTCTAGCAATGTAAAATGCAAGAGCAGCGACTGCACCAGTCGAGGCTAATCCAACTGCACTTCGGTTCCCATGATCGTTCAAAAACGATGGAACGAAATTTGCAAGTTTTTCCTGTACAGGCTTACTAATTGCTATCGCAGCACACACCGCAACAATGAGTGCTTCGAACTGGTCGTCAGTAAGGTTGAATGGATTTTTAGATTCTTGTTTTTTGTCTGTAGCCTGTTGAACTACTGGTTGTTGTGCCGCCATCATTGGGGCTTGCATTTGCATTTGCGTCATTCTTGGATCGACACCCCCCATTGGTGGTTCGAGTGGTTCTTCGGCTTGACCCATTATATCGGAAATTGAAGTAGAGTCCATTGTCTGTTTATTTTCACTCACATTTTTTTCTTGCGTAATATTCGGCACAAAATTTGTACTTTTATGTGCGTTTAAATCTACCATACCATCGTTATTATCAGAAAGGTTCAATGTTCTAACGTCTGTTGCCATTTATATCTGTATATGTTTTTCATTTTAAATTATTGCGCATCATCCTGAAGTGTGTATGTCGGATATAAATACCCAAACGTCTGCACTATTCGAGGTAAATCTCTCGTCTTTTCTGGATCAGACATATCATTTTCTAAATGAATTGTCTGTTTATCATGACATACATCGACCAGTATACGATACCCACTACCTTCACCTGTAACTAATTCATCTTTGGGAAACCTTGTGGTAACTTTAACCATTTCATCACGAAATGGTACATACTGAGGTAATAACGGTGGCTCTGGTAATATACGTAAAGCTGTACCTAATCTTCTGGCAAAAATTCGAATCATTTCTTTTTTGTAACTTTAAATGGAGTATTCTTTTTAACTAAATTTGGGTTACCTGCTTTAATGTTTCCATGTTTTGGATTGAACATTTTCTTATGTGTTTGCCAATACTGGGGGGCGCCCACTTTAAAGTTTTTCCTAAGTTTTGCTTTATACCAAAACACACAATCTTCTATTCTATTACTCTTAGATGTGTTATCCAATACCAGACATTCATAGTTTTCCGTACACGAATCCATTACTTTATTAAACATCTCAAAATTCGGAAAAATACCAAAAAAGTTTTTAAATAACTTTTCTCTATTTTGGATAATGTTTTCACGTAAAATAAATACGTAATCAATATTTGCCCTGAGTGCAGGAGGTAAATCCATACAATACTGCATCGTTAACATGAAAAATATCTTCCAATGTCGACCATTCATAAAACACTGACGTATACACGTATCTTTCATAAACTTTGAATCGTACATGCAATCATCTAAAAGTAGAAAAGCCCCACAATTTTGCTTTCCTGCACCAACTAACTTTCTCTGTCTATCCATAACACGTTCAATTGCTTCTCTATCATAATCACCATAAATGAACAGGTCTGGTATATATTGTTGATAATAATGATTACCTTCTTCTGTTGCTGATAAAACGATACCCGCTGGTAAATGTTTTTTATGATACAAAATATCAGTAACAAGTGTTGATTTACCCGTATTACGTTTACCGATAAAAACACATACTTTATCGTCTGCCATATTTTCAGGTTTGAATTTTCGTAACTGAAGATTCATCTGTATTATCGTGCCGTTTTATTTCATAAAATTTTACTCACATAAAGTAATAATGGCTGGACGTCTAAATCTTGCTACCACGGGTATCCAGGACCAGTGGTTTACTGGAGAACCCGAATTTTCGTATTTCCTGATGAATTTTAGGAGACACACTAAGTTTTCGGTTGAAGCTATAGAAACACCGTTTGATGGTGATATAGATTATGATACAATTATAGAATGTCGTATACCTCAAAATAAAGGAGATCTCATACGAAGTATGATGCTTAAACTTACGTTACCAGACCCCACGGGTACTGAAGATAGTGGATATGAAATAAGATACCGAAAATCTATAGGAGCTCAAATCATAAAATACGCAGACCTTGTCATTGGTGGTCAGGTAATTGAACGCTTAACTGGTGATTATATATACATGTATGATCAAATACATAATAATAAAGATGATATAGACCAAACACTTTATTTTTTAACCGGGCACGATGATTATATACACGTGCACGCTGATTGGGATTATAACATACTTTTACCTTTTTACTTTTTTAGACATCCAAGTTTGGCTATACCTGTATGTGCTTTAACAAAACAACTCGTAGAAATACGTATACAATTTAAAAAGTTAGAAGATGTTACTCTACAATATAATACAGCCACGGATATAATAAACCCACCCGCGGACGTTTCTTCATCAATTAAAGAAGTTTCACTTGTTACAGATTTCTATTTCGTTACGGAAGACGAAAGAAATTTTTTATTAACTCGTCCAATTGAATATGTTATTACACAACTACAATTGTCTCAATTTAAATTCAAAGCAGGTGAAACTAAAAAATCTGGTATGCTTAATTTCAAAAACCCCATAAAGGAAATGTTTTTCATAGCTGAGAGTGAAGACGTTTATAAACTTTGTCCTATAAAACATGTTACTATGAAATTTAATAATAATACAATCATTGATGCCGATAATTTAATGTTAAGTTACGAACAACCTTTAAAATATTATACGGGTGTTACCGGGAATAATTTCGGAGTTTATAGTTTTTCTATGAAACCAGAAACGTATTATCCTACAGGGCAGGTAAATATGAGTAGAATATCACATAACTTATTAGAACTTGAACTCGAATCACCGGATGTAAATTTTGCACACGATGTAAGTATATATGCTGTAAACTATAACGTTTTACGAATAAATAGTGGTTTAGCAGGTTTAAAATTTTAGTGAGTTATACTAGTAATGGCTGGTCGTGTTCAGTTACAGACATCAGGTCCACAGGACGCTTTCTTTACGAACAACCCCGAATATACATATTTTATAAAAAATTTTCAAAAGCATACAAACTTTGCACCATTCTTTGTTGATTTAGACGCAGAAGGAGAAGTTGAATTTGGAAATACTATACGATGTACTATACCCCAAAATCAAGGTGATCTTCTTAAAACTGTAAGTTTAAAATTTGAATTAGATGCCATCACACAATTGTCGGGTGGTCCTTATTCCGGAACAGGATATGTTGAATCCATTGGGCATGCTATGATTGATTATATAGAACTTCTTATTGGTGGTCAGGTTATTCAACGTATCCCAAGGGATTTCTTAGCTATTTATTCGGATAATTATATAACACAAACAAAACAACATAATTTATCTAAACTCGTTGGTAAACCACCATTGGAACTTTCAGGGACACAAGTAAAAGATTTAAGTATACTTGGATATCTTGGTAATGCAACTTCATCTAAAAAGTATTTTGTCGATATACCCTTTTATTTTTACAATAACCCCGAACTCGCTATACCGGTATGTGCTATAACAGGACAAGAAATTGAAATTGTTATTAAATTGAGAAACGTACAGGATTGTATATACAATAAATACGATAATATACATCCAGTTTACCCAAATACAGACCAGAAACCAACGGGACTCATTAAAAATTTAAAAATAACAACCGAAATGGTATCCCTAAATGAAGAAGAAAGACAGAAACTATTAAGTGAGAAAACGGATTATATTATTACACAGGTTCAGGAAAGTCCAACAGCGGAAATAGATTCAGGTGTTACTGATATTAAACATAAACTCGAGTTCAAAAACCCAATAAAGGAATTGTTCTTTCTAATTCAGACAGAAAATCCAAAAGAACCCGGTTTTATAGGTGGTCAAACTAACTTAGTATCTGCATTTGATTATGATTTAAATTACGAAATATATTCGGCTAAATCTGAATATATAAACTACGAACATTTACGGTATCTCGAACTTACACTTGATGATACAGTAGTTTTAAATGAAACTACAGGTAAAATTATAAACTTGCGCGCCGTTCAAAGTGGAATACATCATTCTAGAACGCAATTATTCAGACGATACTATTCATATAGTTTTGCATTAGAACCTGAAAGATGGTATCCAACAGGGCAAAGAAACTTTAGTTTAGTTAAAGATCAATATTTAAAATTAAGTTTGAATCCATATAACAATGGTAAAAGGGAACTTAGAGTTTTGGGTCTAAGTTATAATATACTCCGTATAGAAAACGGTATTGCTAAAACACTGTTTAATCTATAATGAATCTACAAGAAAAAGACGCTACTGCACAATTAATAGAGCAAGTTCAGAACTCTGCTATTAATATTATACAAC